CGCCGATCTGCGCCTTCAGCTCGTCCGCAGACCAGTAATTCATCTGGTTCTTGTTCAGCCAGTCATATTCCGCCTCGGCCCCAGGCGTGTTCTTGAGCTGCGTGAGCGCCGCATTCACGTCCGTGCGGGTCTTGCCCTTGTATTTCTTCGGGTAGGCGTATGACACATTGAAGTCGTTTTCGTCCTTGAACTGGTTCTGGAAGTCGAGCACGGAATCGACCGCGCTGCGCATTGTGCGCATATCGCCGCCGGTATCCATGCCATACAGTCCAAGCTGTCCGAGCGTCACCATATACCGGTCATAATCCGACTGAAGCTGTTTTCTGCGCTGTGCATCCCAATATGCGCTCTCTCCGCCGCCGATCTGCTGCAGCAGGTTGCTGCTCTGCTGCTGATACCGCGCAAGCGCATTCTGCTGGTCTCTCTGCAGCAGCGCCCGCGCCTTGCGGCCCTCCGATGCAAAGTCGTGGTTGATTTTTTCGCGCTGAATCGCCATGTGCTTTCCTCCGTGTCAGTACGTCAGGCGGTAAGAAACATACATTTCATTCGCCGCCTGTTCGGAAATCTTGCCTTCCTGCTCCCATTTGTTGATGAGCGCGCGGAGGCCACTTTTCGACATTCCACCATTCGACTGGCGGTCAAGCTCCGACCACCATTTTTCGTATTCTGCCAGCGTCGTGTAATCTTTCAAGTAGGAAATGTCCTCCGCTCCACCGGTCAAACGGCTCGCAGCAGCAGAATTTTTCCGCACTTCGGTATCCGTTTGTGTTGCCCGCGTTGGCGAGCTCCCGCTTCTGCTCCTGCTTCTTCTGCTTCCGCCGCCCGACCCCCCACTCTTATTTGACGCTGCTGCCTTCTGCTGCTGGTAATACTGCCGCAGATACGCCGCCTCGTTGGCAGACATACCTGCCGCCGCCAGCTCCTCGTTCGACGGCTGGTACCCGGTCGTTGTGATGAGCGACGACAGACGGCTCCATGCGTTCTGCTTGCGCTCGTAGTCCGTCTCCTCCTGCGTGAGCTTCTTCTGCTCCTCGGTTTGCTGGCGGTTGTAGGTCGTGTCCTCGTCGCTGCGCTCGAGCTGCAGCCGGTTGTACCACTGGTTGTAGTCACGTTCGTAGGCGCTGTCGGCGTTGTTACGCGCCATGGTGTACAGGTTCATCAGGTTCTGGCCTTCCTGGTTGTAGCGGTCGTAGGCTGCGTTATACAGCTCAGGCACGACCTCGTTGAGCTTCTGCAGGTAGGCGTTGTATGCCTGCTGCCCCGCGTTCTGGCTGTAGGTGCTTCCGTAGCCTCCGGTCAGCGCCGCCGCCTGCCCCATGGTGTCCTCCATCGCGCCGCGCCCCATCTGCGCGTACAGATCGCGGTACTGCTGGTAGAGCTTGTCCTTGTTCACGTCATAGGAAAACTCGCCGCGGTTCATGATCTTGTCGTAGATCTCAGTCGCCTGATCGTTCGCGCGCTGGTATGCGTCGTTCTTGCTCGGGTCGTAGGTATACCGGTTCTCGGGCAGGTACTTCGAGTAGTAATCGCTCGTCTCATAGTCCAGACCCTCGCCCTTGATTTTCGCGTTGCGCTGCTTTTCGTATCGGGCCGCGCTCGTGTAGTCTCCTGAGGCCGCAGCCTTCTCCATCAGGGCGGCGTAGTCCGTCTGTGTGTCATACGGCGTGTCCACCTTCGGCAGGTACTGCGCGTACTGGTTTGTCGTCTCGTAGTCCATGCCGCCGGACTGGATCTTCGCGTTGCGCTTTCGTTCCAGGACGGCTGCCTTCTCGTTGTTCCCGGCAGCAGCAGCCTTCCCCATCAGCGCGGCATAATCCACGCTGTCGTCGAACTCGACACCGTTGTAATTTTTCTTTGCCATGCGTGGCCTCCTTTACTTGTACTTGCCCACGACGTAGTAGCTGATCTGCGGGCTATTAACCGTCGCGTCAGATGCTCTCACGCACTGATATGCTGGGGCGTGCGTAAGACGCGTACCTATGTCGTTTTCGGTATTTGTAGCGAGCCAGATGTTGCCGCTTTTAACCGTTGGCGTCGCCGACACAATCGGGTTTTCGACAAAAGCAAACGGATATTGGCGCGCTTCTTTATTTACCGCGAGGCCCATCCACGATGCGGTATACAGCGGCCCCCATGTCTGCGATGTCATGTCAAGCGACGGTGAGTCGAAAGTAGCCCACATCTCGGCGATGCCGGATGCCCATTTGCGCCACGTCCACTTGCCGGTCAAGCCTTGCTCGGTTACATAGTCTACGCCTCCGCCGCTTCCGCCGCCGGCCGGAGTGCGCCAGCCCGTGTCATAGTCGCTGTCGGATAGTTTCGTCAGCGTCTGCCCGGCCGTTCCGCCGCTCGGGAGGCCGTGCCCGCTCTTTGCTTCCAGATCCCGCAACGCCTTTCGCAGCTTTTCCAGCTCTGTACGGAGCGCGGCAGAATCTGCAGCGCCGATTCCAGCCTCGTTCCCGTCGTCTGCCTGATTGAGCACGTCCACGAGCTGCCAGATGTACGAGCGCAGCTGGGCAAGCTGCTCCTCTGCGCTGCCGGTCACTGCATACGTCTGCGGGTAATCAAATGTCAGCATACACATCGCTCCCCGCCTCGAATATCTTTGCGAAGCTGTAGATGCGCACGTCCCCGCTGCCCTCGAGCCGGATGCGGAAGTGGTCGCAGCGCCTCGGCCGCACTGGCAGCATGAACGTGCGCGTTCCCACGCCCTGGATGCGGCCCTGGTTGTGCCACACACCGTCGGAGTCATACTGCACGAGCACATCCATGTACGCATCACGCGCGAGGCTCATGCGGATATTGAACCGGCTGACGTATTTCTGCTCCACCGTGCTGTAACCGATCAGCCCCGTCTCACAGCTCCATGCCACCGTGTCCTCCGTCGTGCCGCTCGCTCGAAAGGCCAGCGTTTGGTCGCGCGCGATCTCCAGCACGTCTCCGCTCGTCGCGCACAGCAGCGTTCCTTCCAGCTCTGCAAAGTCCACAACACCGCCTACTGGTAGGCTCTCCCGATACCATGTGCCCCGGCTCGTGTCCAGCACCAGCAGCCGGTTTCCCGGAGGCGTGCTCATCTGCAGATACAGGTAGTATTTGTCGCGCCACGCCGAAGCGATTGCGCTCATGTTCCCGCTCCAGTGCAGCTCTTTCAGGTTCAGCTTTTCGCTAACGTCAATCGGCGCGCCGCTTCCGTCGTAGGCGAACACGCCGTCGCGCGCCTTGTAAAACAGCACACCGTTGACCACCGCGAGGCTCCTTGCGCATCCCGGCTGCACGCCGCGCATCGTGTACTCCTGAATCCTGTGCGCGCCGCTCGCGGACACATACACCTTGTGCATCCGGTCCTCTTTGAAAAACAGCGGGTAGCCCTGATAATTCACGGCGCCCGTCCAGCGGCCGTCAGACCCGATCGACGCGGCGTAACTGTCCGTGCTCACGCCTGCATATTTGCGCCATACGTCGAAGCGCCCAAGCGCGCTCGCGTAGATTTCGTTGACAAGTTTCCCGTTCACCGTGCCGTACTTGCAGCCCCAGAGGCGGTTCTGCGCCTCGATGACGTAGTCCATATCCGGCAGATCCATCGCGGCCTTGACATACCCTTCGGCAGGCGGCGTGTCGTTCATAATTCCATGCGCTTCCGTGGGCGCGTAAGCGTCCAAAACGATGTAGTTTTCTCCGGTGACGAGCACCTCGCGGTATACGCCGTCCGACGGGTTGTCTCCGACATTCAGGCCGGAGTACGTGCCGGGGTCAATGCCGGATACCCTGATATAGTCTCCGGGAGCAAAAGAGCTTCCGATGCCTTTGCATTCCAGCCGCATCACCGGCACATCCTGCGCGCTCCAGTCTTTCGAAATGTCGTTATATATGTAGGGCGTCCTCGTCTCACGGTCGATGTATGCATCGCCATTTTTGGGCTCTTTCGGCTTCACGAAGTTCAAATAGTGGTATTCGATTCCGTCGACAACCACGACGCGTTTCTCGCCATAGTTCGCGCCTGTCGTGTATACGATTTTCCCGTCCCGGCTGCACGGGTGAATATACCACAATACATAGATGTCGTAGACCTCCTGCCCATCCGGCCCTGAGCTGGATGTCAGGCTGTGGTCAAGATACGTCCCGGCCGCAGCGGAAAACTTCTTTTCCATGTTCCCGTGCGTGCCGTCGGCCGTGTTGTACCACACCTTGTCCGGCCAGATGAGCAGGTATGCGCCCATGTTCACGAGCTTTTTCCGCCCCGTGAATGCCAGCTCCATCACCTTTTCTCCGTCGCAGTACAGCCCAGTCATCGTCTTGCCGGGGTCGCTGTCCACCCCGGCAATGTAATACAGCGATCCGTTTTGCACCGTCATGGCGTTCAGGTTGTTCAGGTTGCCAAGCACCGTGTCGCGCCGGTCACGGTTTGCCAGCAGCGGGTAATCGTCGCCGCACAGATTCTCCATCTCGTAAAACTCCCCTTCGGGGATCTTGAGGTTGTGGTTGTAGCCGCCGAAGGTATCCGTCACCTGCTGCGAGCGTGCCGTTTCCTGAATCGTCGGATATGTCGGCATCTGTCATCCCTCCATCAAAACCGGAATGCTCCGGGGTCCTCCGCCATGTGCGCGCGGTTATACCAGTTGCGCCAGCGCGCGAACGCCGCGTTGAACAGCGTGATGCTCTGGCTGTATTTGCCCGCCTCGCCGTTTTCGCGGTCGATCATGGCCTGCAGGTAGTTGTTGTACACGTCCTCGTCATACGGGCTGCCGACGAGCAGCTCCGTGTCGCCCATCGACGAACTGTCGTAGCCGTCGAACGTCTCCGTGCCGCCCTCGTGCGTGCGGATCACTTCTTGCCAGATCATCCCGTCAAGGCGCGACAGCCACCGGATCTTTATGTCCTGCGAATACTGGTTCGGCCGCAGGGCGTCCACCATCGTGATCGCGTCCGAAATCGTCATAGTCTCTGCTCCTTATACTGAAAAAGGGAGGCGTGACTGCCGCCTCCCTTTGGTTTACTCTGCCTGCTGTGCGGCCGCCGTCGCTTCGTCCACGAACGCCTCGAAGGCGTCCCGCGCGCGCTCAGACCGGCGGATCTCATCGGCGATGTAGCGCGGCACCTTGGACTTCTTGCCCTT